AATCGCCTTCTTTAGTGAATGAAATATGGATATGGTGATTGTGCTGATTAATCCCATCATAAGGACGCCAACGCCAAGATTTCTTAGAGGAGGCAATCTTTCCTGCATAGATGACGTAAGCAATTCGTTCGTCACCTGCTTTGGCACATAGACGTATCTGGTCGGCAAGATAAGCACCTGTGCTGGGGCGTGAGTCGAAGTCCTTATCCACATCAATAGCCCTGACGATTCCGTTAGACGAATCGGGATTGTGGTCACTCTTACGAAGGGAGTGGGCATTATCTGCTATCCAACCATCGGACTTTCTATCGCGGTCAGGAAATGAATCATCAATCTGCTCACGAAGTTGTTGCCCTGCTTTACAGAGTAGCGGCTTCATCAAGACTCTTTAGATATTCCTGATAATCAGAGTTAGCAGGGTCGCAAGGAATAGATACCAATTTGCCATCTTCTTGGTATTGAATAATTCCATCTTCAAGGATTGTATATTCTTTAGTCATTACAACTCCGCACTAAATTCAATTTTGGCACTTGCATTATTTGTTCTTACTGTTCCAGCCTGACCTGCGGTTCCTGATATTTCTGTATTATTAAAAAGCATTTGACCTGTTGGAGATGCAAAAGATGCAGTAGAAGATAAGGAGTTGAAATTATCATCTGCGCCATTTCTTTTTATTCCGTAATAATTTGTTCCTGTTGCTACAGTTAAAGTTGGGTTAGTTCGCATAGGTACTGGATTAGATACACCAACATTTACTTCTGTGCTACTTTGATTGTAACCAACACCGACATATTGATTATCTCCTGTTAAGTTCCAGTAATACCTTTGGCACGCAGCCAATTCACCTTGAATAGTTCCTGTTGCAGTTTGGAAGGCTGTTGATGTTGAGCCCTGCTCGACTTGCACACCCCAAAATTGAAAAGTAGCAGTTTGAATACCAATAGAATTAGCGCGAGATGCATAAGTAGAACCAGCAGATAACCAAAATGTAGTTTGTAACCAACTGCCAGTTCCTATGGTTTTTCCACTTATTGAAGGAACTGCAATCGTAGTTGAATAACGCGCCCAACTTGTGCTTAAAGTTGTTGCTGCACTAGCAGATGTATTTACATCGCCTGAACCACCACTACCAAATGCCTGTATAATTTCCACCGATAGTTTCGGTGTGCCCGATGATGCTTTTGCCCAAAACGAAACCGTTACGGTTTGTCCTGCAAAAGTTCTTACATCTTCAATTTTTTGTAGGTATTGTGCAAAATCTCCAGCAGCAGATTGACCTGTTACTGCTACTTGAACAAAGTTTACTCCTTCATAACCTGCAACTGGAGCAGTACCAGCAGTAAATGTTTGTGGCGTTGTTGTTACTGTTCCACCAACATTGCCTTGTAACCATCTATCAAAATTGTAAGAAGCGCTTGTTGTATTGCTTGTAAATGCTCTTTGATTAAATCTGAAATCACCGTTAATTATTTTATTTTTAGCGGCAGCCCATTGTGCGCCACCTGCTAGGTTTACAGTTCCAGTAATGTCATTTACGTCGCTACTGGAGAAAACATCTCCGTTGGCGTATGTCGTTTTCATTGGCCAGCCTGTTGCCATTAGCACACCTCTTTCATAGGGTCAATTCTAGTACATAACATCGAGTAAGGCTTCCTGCGTGGTCAAAACTGTCTGCCAAGTGTTAGGGGTAATATCATGGCCGATTCCTTGGCATTGAAGGGTCTTGACAATAGTTGAGCCACCTTGACCATCATTGGTAATTTCCATAGTGTTAAAATAATCCAGACTTAATGCCGCTATAACACCAGGGCCATAGCCTAAAGTAACCAAGTCAAGCGTAATGGAGTCAATTCTAATTGTTGTGTCTTTACGGCTAGTTACATAGGCGGTTGCCAAAGCAAGCGCATTTGCGTCTGTCTGCATCAACATATCTGGTGCGGTAACTGAGTGAGTAAAGTAAGCAGCAATAGAGGTTGCATCCGAATAACTTTGCGCAGTTCCGCCCACTCTAGTTACGGTGGCCGAGTTCACAATGGTTTTATCGTCAAACGCAAATTGAATTCCAGAGTAGTTAATATCTGAAGAACCAGTTACGTTAGAAAATTTAGTAGGTGAAGCGGATTGAGCGTCCACAACATATTGACGATTCTTAAAAACTGCAACACCTGATTTGTCAATATAAAACGCACCTTGCTCCGTAAATTCCACAGTGGAACATGCTTGAAGAACTGAACGTGTACTGCCTGGGTCAACTTGGCAAGTTGTGTTACCAGTCTGAATTGAACGTTGTGAGTTTGGCCATGTAACTACATCTAAAATCTTTCCAATACGTGTACCTGTATCTTGTCCAGCAGTAGCACCAGTAACTGTTGTTACGTTTGAATTAAAGAATAATCTAAATGCGTCATAACAAATGAAATCAACAAATCCAGTTTCCTGAGATGTTGGGTATGTGTATTTGTATTCCGTAATGTAACCCGAAAAGATTGGATACAAAGTTCCAGAGTAATTTGCTTGAATCTGAATCTTACGTAGCGGTTGAATATTAGGATAATAAATTGAGGATGTGTTCTGAGGATTAAAATTGCCTGTTGGGTCGTTCACGCGCACAACAGCAGTTGCAGAAATGTATTTATCTTGCAAAAGGTTACGTTCTCTGCGTGTTGAAATCTTTAGAACAGAAGCAGAAACATCAACAATGGTTGGAACAACCGTACCGAGTTCAGCAAAACCTAATTGGCCAGTGCCAAGCACTAAAACTGTTCCAAAACTTGCGCCTTGGGTCAGGTTAATTTTTACAATAGGAGTTGCTGGTAATGCCATTAGTACACCGTTGAATAGGAGATTGGAATACCTGATGCTTGGTTATTGTAAATACCCTGAGTGATTGCAGATACTAAGTCACGCTCTGTTGTAACAGAACCGCTAACGTTAACAATAACTGTTGTGCCACCCATTGAACCCATGCGGTCAAGAGGAATGACTGCTTCTGGTCCTGCTTCACCAATAAGCGCCATGGTTGCTTTGTTGACAATTCCACCAGTTGCCATAGTTGCGAAGGCATCATTTTTGTTTAACTTATTGATAAGCGCTTGACCAGTAAGTGTTGACTGATAAACGTCAGAGCCAAGATTGCCACCTGCTGTACCGCTGCCTGTTGAATAAGAACCAGGCACTGCACTAAAGACGTTAAATAAACCACTACCCATAAGCGGAATTTGTGCCAAGGCTAGTAATTGCGCTGCAATTTGTTGAAGAGTTGCAAGCCATGTTGCGAATGGATTTGGAACGTCACCTAACTTAATCATATCGCCACGAAGTTGACCAAGAAGTTCAGCGTCCTTAGATATTGCAACCGCTAACTTAGCAGCGCCTTCTACGTTGCCTGAGTTAATTGCATCTTCTAGGTCTAAAATTTCTTGCTTTAGGCGAATACGAACTTTGTCTTCGTCGCTTTGCTTGCTCATAGCGGCAGCCGCTAATTGAATACGGTCTTGGTCAAATAGTTTTTGTGCTTGGTTTAAGAAGGCTGAAGCCTTATCAAGTGCCAGTTTTTTATTCTGTTCAGCAGTAATCTTTTTCAGATTGTCTAGTCTTGCTTTTTCTGCTGCTAAAAGTTGTTTTGTACTTTTTGTTTGATTTTCTATTGCTAGACGTTGTTGTTTTCCCAGTGCATTTTCTGTTTGACCAGATAGCGTCATTGATATGTTACCCATACCTGGATTGCCATATCCGCCTGCTGGAATAAACAAATCAAAACTGGTAAGCATTTCCTTCCAAATACGAAGGAACTTAGCAATGCCTTTAGTAAGGTCAGCAATCTTCAATGCAATTTTATCAATAGCAGAAACAGCAGGGTCAACTGTATTTGAACCTGAAAGAATTGCTATCGCATCAATTAAACCTTTGCCAATTGCTTCTTTAGCATTATTGCCAGCAATAGTTAATTTATTAAGAGAACCTTGATATGAATTAGAAGCATCAGTTGCTTGTCCAGCAAAAAGAACAGTTAGCCTGTCTTGAATTTGTAAAAACGAACTGCTTGTTAATTCAGCCTTTGATAGTCCAACGCCTAAACGTCCTAATGACTGAGTGTTGCCAAGGTAGGCCTTTTGGAGCGCCTGAGAAACTGTGGTGAGGTCTTTACCTGTTCCTGCTGAAATATCTAATGCAAGGCCAAGTAATTCCTGTGATTTGGTAACTGAACCAGTAGCACGAAGCAGACGGTCCATGGCAGGACGCAATTCATCATCTAAAACACCTGTTTGTTTTTCAAGGCGTGAAATGTAACCATTTAGTGTTGAACCTGCATAACGAGTATTAAGTCCAAGGTTTTCTAATGTCTTAGATAGTGAACGCGCAGCGTTATCATCAGCCGCAAATGCCTTAACTGATGCTTTGCCAAACTTAACAATGGCAGCAGTACCTAATGCAATTCCTAATGTTTTGGCAAGGCTACTGACCTGCTTTTGTAATTTCTGTGTAGATGTTTCAGCCTGCTTGAAAGCCTTAGAGCCTGTGAACTCTGAAGCAATCTGAATGGCTATCTTAGATACGTCCACTATGCTGCTCTCTTTACATCTACAATTGAAGTGCGTTTATTAAATTTAGCGGTAACTTTTTCTACTGCTTGGAAATACGCAGCAATAACTTTGCCATTCTGCTCATCCCAAGCACGATAAATTAACCGACCACGCTTATCACCAATCCCAGAAGTTTTCTTTTCTCCGTAAATTGGGCCAAGATTTTTGATAAATTGTGCGCCTGCACCAGGATTCCTAGAATGTGAATAACGTTTTTGAGAAACATTCTTTCCAGGACCTACCCAAGGTTGACCGCCTGGATTCTTTCGGCCAGCAGTTTCAATAATTGCACCAATTGCAGATTTGTTTTCAATAGCCGCTAATGAAGTAAAACCACGATTGTTAGCGCGACTTGGAGATGTTTTGTAACCTATGCCACCTCTTACGGCACTAGCCTGATATTTAGGAAACTTACCTTTGTAAATTGCAGAAGGTTGCCATCCACTCATAATGTTTGAATCGCTTGGCGCAAAACCACGCGCACGTGTCACAACTGGTTTTAACGCAGCAGCAACTTCTTTACGAAGTTCTTTTGCTAAATCAGGTGCGTACTCTCTTAATGCTTTACGAAGTGCTAGAGCGCCTACGACTTCTGTTGGCATCTCTAGCCTCCTTCGCTTCATCTTGAAGAACCTTTATCAGGCTCTGTAACATTGCTTCATCAAGTTCTAATAATTGTTGTGGCGGAATTCCTATCCTCACGCTAAGTTTAGCGATAAGGTAGGTGATGGAATTCCGCCCTACGTTAAAGGTTCGTCTTCAAGAACTTCGACGTTAGCCAAAGTTTCAATGAATTGTTCCCCAAACGGCTTTACAGTCTCACCTGACCTGCGAATACATTCCCAACTAAGCCAGAACAGCGAAGTCTGCATAGAATCCTCAATAAACGCTTTGTGGAAACCTTTCTTAGCGTAAATCTCAAAACCGTATTGCACTAATGGAGTAATTGGATAATCTCCAACTTGTCCATCTGTTCTTGTTATTCTTAACTTAATCATTTTTGCCCCTTAGTTTGTTTTTAGAATGTGCCTGTTGTAGTTACTGCAACTGTTGAGTTACAGTTCCAAGTTACTGATTGAGTTCCAATATCGCCAACTGCTCCGTTAATATCCTGAGTTCCATTTACAAGGCAACTCATTGTGTATAAAGGATTGGTCGCTGATACTGCTGTTCCTTTTTCTTGAAGTAGTACAACAGTAACAGTTGTTCCCCATGCAGCCTGTAATGTTGCAAGAACATTTGCTGATGCTGTGTCGTTTAGGAAGTCAATTGTTATTGAAGAAGATTCTAGGCCCTTGACAGCCTTAACACTGGAATCCCCCATAGCCGTGACGCTAATTTCATCAAAATTACGGTTAAGAGTAACGTTTGTTACATGGTCAGAAAGGTCAACAGAATTAACCTTAACGCCGACTTTGTTATTTAGAAATATAGCCATTTAGGTTATTCCTCATCTTTCTTAGTAGTTACTGGTTTTGGTGCTGGTGTTACCTGCCCGATTTTCTTCAGGAAGGCCTCGTTCTCTTTTTCCCATTCGGACATATTAACTCCAGGTGGTTAGTACGGACAGTGACATCTCGCACGACAAAAGTGAACCTGAATCAACGTTCAGAACACTTGGTTGGCTTACTGCTCCCACATTATAGACTAATGAGGATGCTGCGAGTTTATTGAACACGCCAACTAGGGCTGTTTCAATTCCATTCAAATTCCCCTCGTTATCGAGGAGAGGCACAACTATGACGATTTTGAAGCGCGCTGTTGGCGCAATCGTATTGTGCTGATTATTGTTTTCTTCTAAGTATGGGTCATCAGGTGCAACGATAACTGAGTTGGCTAAAACGGTTGCAGGTGGAAACGCAAAAACTTGGTATAAAGAATTATCAACTAATGCTGTGGCAATTGTTGTTCTAAGAGTTGTCAATGCTGTTGGCATTATCCCACCATTGAGTTAGGGCTTAGTGCGTGAGCAATCAATCCTCGAACGCGTGCCATAAGTGTATTTCCCATGCGGTAAGGCGATGGAGCAAAGTCTGGTGATACGCCACCTGAATTGCTTGCTTGGCGTGCTTGCCAAATATCAACTGAAAGCATAAGTGCTGCTTCTTGGACTGCATCATCTGTGGTCCAGTCCGTGTAAGTTTCTGCTGTTACTGAACCAAATGGTTCAATGGGATGCTTTGGCTGAATGACTGTGTGAGTCGTTGTAACTGAAATTGAATTCTCACCAACGGCAGTTATTGTTTTTGAGCCATTGTATTTAGTTCCAGAATTAGCAATTGTTACAGTTTGTCCAACATAAAAAATGTCTGTTACTGAAATATCAAAATATAAAGTGCCAGTTCCTACAATGTTGCTATGTGCCACTGCGTACCATTGTGGATTCCAAAGCATAGGAAGAAGAACATCATCTGCTGCGTCGCATGTTGTTTGAAGGGTTGCGTCTAAATATAACGTTCCTACCCCAAGTGCTGAGCGAAGTTCGCTAACTGTGCATAATGACATTTGTAATCCTTTCTAAAGACTGGGAGTGAGGCAAGGGCTGCGCCCCACTCCCAGCGACTTAGTTACTTACTTATTAAGTAAGGTTATAGCGACGTACGCCCTTGCCAGACTTGCCAACATAAATTGCAAGATAACCATATAGTGCAATCTGAATTTGGCCAGTACCAAGCAAGTTAACGCGTAGATTAGTTGTTGGTGATTCCCATGTATAAACAGAACCTGGAGCAACTAGGAACGCTGAATCATCAATAACACCAGCCGTTGTGATGTTATGGTCCACAATTAAATCCGCACCAAGTACGTTGCCAATTGTTGAACCTACTGAAACCGCACCAGATGCGTTTTGTGGTTGTGCTGCTGCGTAGAGAGGACGCTTGTTATCATCTGCGTAGCCCATGATTGCAGCCCATTGGTCAGTTGAAGCAACAAGTTTGTTAGCATAATCGCCACCAGTTCCCTTGTATGCTGCTGCTGATTCAGTTGCAATAAATGATTGCAATCCTGCTGCTGTTGCTGCTGTTGATGTTGCAACTGTTCCTGATGTTGCAAATGCTGAAAGAAGTGCTGTATCTGTTGCCTTCTCGTAAGATTTTCTTAACTCAGCCATCAACAATTCCATAAAGGCGGGCGAACTTCTGTCAATGAGTTCGAAACTCACTTCATTTAGCCCAGAATATTTCTGAATTGAAATAGTATCATAAGCAGAAGTCATTCCAGTTTCTGAAGTTGCTGCACCTTCGTTAACTGCTGCAACTGTTGGTGCAACGTTTGCTGAAGAAGCATTTGTGTAAAGACGTGGAATTGTGAATGACATTCCGTCAATACCTTGAAGTGAACCGCGTGTTGCAGCATCAAATGCTGGACGGCCTGAGAATGTATCTGTTAGGAAAGTATTTAGGTGTGACGGTAATGTCAAACCTGTGTTTGTTGATGTTGAATCATCTGCTGCTTGGATTGTACGACGCGCTGCATCGTCACCCATTGCTGCTTTGATACTTGCATCGAGGTATTGTGATGATGTAATTGGTGCAACACGTTCGCGTACTGATGTAACGCTAACTGTTGGACGTGAGGCCTCTACCGCAGGGGTTTCGACCTCAGGAGTTGTTGCCTCTGCTGGAGTATTCTCCACGACGGCCTCACTTTCTGTTAGTTGGTTTTCTTCGACAATTTCTTCTGCTGTTGCAGATTCTTCCGCCGAAATTTTTGTTATTTGTGCTGACTTAAATGCTGGTTCTGTTACAGCAGATACTTCACGTAGAACACTTGATGTAACGTGCATAACGCCATTGCGTGCAGGCTTTGATGACTTAACTTCAACGCCAACACTTAATCCTGTAACTAAACCTTCTTGCGCCATAAGCAAATAGTCTGTTGCTTTGCTGCTACGGCTTAAAGCAAATACAGCATAAACGCCGTCTGAACGTGTTTCAAAGGATTGAGCGCGACCCAGAGGTTGCTTAATGTCATGTTGCGCCAAAAGGCGGATGGACTTGGGTTCTGGTATCTCTATTGAATCGCGTTCAAAAATAACTGCGCCTGCTGAAGTATTTCCAACTTCGCCTGTTCCCATTGGAACAATCTTTCCGCTAATTGTTCTTTCTTCAACTGAAGCAGTAAGTTCTGCTGCTTCTAGGGTAAATGTCATCATTTCTGACATTACATACCGCCATTTCCATTAGGTGTTTGGTCTGTCATTTCCATTGCTTGCTCTGTGGTAATAAGTCCAAGAGATAACAACTTTTCAATCACTGCTAATTCAGCCAATGGGTCTTGACGGAGGAATGTGTCAGTAATTGCAAATTTTACTTGATTTCCATGTGCCGTAATATCATCCATTGACAAACGGTCCTCTAAAGCAGAGATGTAAGGCTGTAAAGTATAAGCCAGAAAATCTTTACGTGAATCCAAGACGTTTGTGTATGTGTAACTTGAATTCATGTCTGCTGATAAATAAATAGCAGGCACATTCATCATTCTTGCAATTTCAGTGCTGAGGAATTGTTTGCTTGAATCGTACATCATTTCCTGAGGTGAGAAAGATGTTGCTTGGTACTCTAAAGTAGAAGTTAAAAATGCAGTGCTACGGTTATTGCGTGCAGATTTCCAAGCCGCTAACAATCCTTGAACTTCTTTAGGGTCTAAGTCAGCGCCATTATTTTTTAGCACACCAGATGGCATAGGAGTTGCGGCTGCAATTGATGCTGCTTTGTTTAAGTCAGCATAGGCACGAATAAGTTCTTTGCCGCGTGATAAAACACCTTCATCAAATGCTTGAAATGTAATTAAACTTCCAAGTCCGTCATTTGGCACTGCAACGCCATCAATATAATATTGAGTTACATATTCATTCAATATACTTAAATCAAAAGTTACGCGAGTGTTAGCAACCCATTCAAAACGTGCAGGACGATTATCATCTGCATAAAGTTCTGTTACTTTCCAGTAACATACTCCATAAAATATTAGTGAGTCAACGGACCAGGCTAGAGTTACTGAACGTGGTTGTGATTTAGATGGTTGTTCTAACCAAACTGGTGAACCTAATTCTTCTCCAGTTGATTTGCGATACAACTCCAAAGGAATTGATGCAATTGTTCCTGCGATTAAGTTACGGCATCTTGCAACCGATGCAATAGACATTGCTT